CTGGTTCCGACCAGTGGGACAACGCCGCGAGCGACCCCGTCTCCATCGCCCAGACCGCCAGGGACACGATCATCAAGGCCTCTGGAGAGGCCCCGAATACCGCCATTATTGGGTACGAAGTTTACAAGGCACTGCGCCAGCACAGCCTTTTGGTGGAATTCTCGTCGAGGACACAGAACAGTGTCGGCATCGTGACCAACGACGACATCGCTCGGGCCCTAGACGTCGAGAATGTCTACGTGGGCAAAGCGGTCGCAAATACCGCCGAAGAAAATCTCACCGAAACCAACGCGTTTATATGGGGGAAGTTTTGCCTGTTCGCACGACTGCGACCCAGCCCGGCCCCGATGACCCCCCAGAGCTGCCTCCAGCGGTGGAAGTTCCAGGGGTCTACAGACGGCGCCGTGCGCCGGTGGGAGCCGACCCCCTACGTGGAGCAGCTGGACTTGCTCCACACAGATCAGTTCGCCGCCCCGACTACAGAGCTGGGCTACCTGTACTCGACAGTAGTGAGCTAGGAGCGAATCATGGCAGAAACACTGATCCCCCAAGGGGTCGCGGTCAACCCGGTCAACGGCCTGCGCGTCCGTCTCGGGGGCAATGTCGAGACCCTGGCAGGCACGAAGACGCTCGTCCCTCAAGATGCCCAGTTCCAAGCGCTGGACCCCGACGGCTCACACCGCAACGTGGACCTCCCGGCAGAGGAGGCCTCCCAGGGGCTCTTCTTCTTCATCAAGAACACGGCAGGTGGCGCTGAGAATTTGGTCGTGAGGAACGACGCGGCAGCCACCAAGGAAACCCTGGGACAGGGTAAGTGGGGGATCTTCTTCTGCGATGGCACCGACTGGGAAACCATGGGCGTCCTAAGCCACGCCTAGCAAGGAGAGGAGCGTCCCTCATGGCGAAGTACGAAGTCTGTCCCGGGCAATGCCTCAGGCATAGCGGGGTTGAATACCCGGCCGGCGCGCTGGTTCCGCCACTCAAGAACTCGGGCGAGCTTGAGGCGGTTGGGGTGATCCGGGAGGTCGCAGGACCCGCCCCGGCGCGGCCCAAGCCTGTCGTCAAGAAGAAAGCGCCGGCCAAGAAGAGGGCAGCGCCCAAGAGGGCCGACTGATGAAGCTCGTGGCCTGCTGTCTGCTGTCCGTCGAGGGCGTCAACCTCGCGCCTGGCGACTCCTTCGAGGCCTCCGACTACAACGGGGCCAAGCTCGTCTCCCGGGGTGCCGCGAAGGCCGCGACGAAGCCCAAGCCCAAGAAGAAGGCCAAGGCGGCGGCTAAAGACTAGGGAGCGGCCGTGGCCTATAACGCCGACATTGCCACCGCGACCTCGATGGCCCCCCAGCTCGGGACCCTCTCCTCAACGACAACCCCGACCTCCACGCAGGCGGCGGTGATCTGGGCCAAGGCCTACAACCAGGTGCGCGTCGCCCTCCTTACCAACGGGATCAGCGACTCGATCACGGCCTCTTCGGTGGCCGAGGCCTGGGCTCAGCAGGTGGAGATGATGCTCACGAGCGGCGAGGTCCTCCTGGCAAAGGGGTCCATCGGTCGAGACGCAGAAAGCACGGCCCCAGCACTCATCAAGCTCGGCGAGGAGATGCTGCGCTCCGTCCCAGCGATCCGGATGATGCTCCTCGACAACGGGGGCAGCGCCGACGCTGGGTCCGCAGACTCCCGCATGGGTTCCCACTGGACCAGGGCCAAGGATCCCGATTGGGACCCAGCTCCCGGCACCGGGGACGCTCCCTACGCAGCGACTCCCATCTGGCCTGACGGCTCGGACCTCTAGCCGTGGCCCTCTCGACGGCCTACGGCTCAGGCCTGGGGAATCTCTCGGCCTCCGCGAGCGAGATGCGGCGTACCGGGGCTGGCCCGGGTGGCGTCACCTTCTCCCTCATCTTCGAGCCCGATGCGAAGAACATCGAGCTGGGCTTCTCCAGGTGGGCCAGGCTGATCAAGGACTTCCGTCCGATCTTTACGGATGTGGTCCACCTCTTCCGAAAGCACGAGTCCCGCCACTTCGCAACCGAGGGGCAAAGCACCGGACAGAAGTTCCCGGGACTCTCATTCAATTATTGGAAGTGGAAGAGAAGGAACTTCCCCGGTCGTCCCATTCTCCAGCTGACCGGGACGCTACGGGATGCCCTGGTGCGTGGAGGCGGCCGGGGGAGCTTCCGGCCTGGCGCGCATCTGAAAATGACCAGGGCCACCTTGGAAGTCGGCCTCGATGAGAACACGAAGGTGGGGAAGTACGGCAAGGCCCACAGCCGCGCGGAGGGCCCTGCTTATGAGAAGGGGGACTATCCCAGACCGCCGGTTCGCTACTCCGAGAAGGTGGTCCCACCCCGCCTGGAGGATGTGGGGGCTGGTGGGGATGTCCCACTCGCCACAGCCATCGCACAGATCTTCCAGGTCTACATCGTCAAGGCCCGCAAAGAGGCCTTTGGCGACAACCACCCCTTCGTGAAGACCTACGATTGGCGGAAGATGCGCCGGGGTGTCATGCGCCTGGAAACGCGGTGAGCGATGGCAACCTTCACCGAACGAGCCATGGATGCGATCTTCTCTGTCCTCAATGATGGAACGACAGGGATCAACGCCCAGACCCTGGCCACAATACGGAGCGACCTGGGAATCACCACAGCCGAGCTTCCCGACGTCGCCCAGATTGAGCAGTGGTACCACCGGGCCGGCCAAGCCACCCTCTTCCCGTATATGTCAATCACGATTGACTCGACCACGGGCGAGCTGGATGCGAACTCCCGCTTCTACCGGGTCGTCTTCGACCTCGCCCTGGTGGTCCTAGATGCCAACGTCGCGGGCAACGAGGTCCAAGCCATGGTGGCTGCGTGGCGTTATGGGGACGCCATCAAGACGATCTTCAACCGAAGAGCAAGCCCGGCAGGCGGTCAGGGGTGGACCTTGGGCAACGCTTCGGGGATTGTTCGTGCTACGGTTACCAACCAGATTCCAGGGGCCGATACGGGCGTCGTTGCGCCTAATGTGGCTCTTCTGACGAGCCTGGAAGTCATCACAAGCGAATTGTATTAGGAGCGAAAAAATGGCAGGCCCAAAAGTTGATATCGGTCGCGACCTCGTCGCCTTCGTGGCGGCCCAGTCGGCCTACTCCATCACGGACACTGCTGGCGAGAGCTACCCCGAGGCAGCTGACGCAGTGCGCGTGATCGGCGGCTCTGGCTCCGGAACGATTGCCTACGTCCCTCGGGAGGACAAGCTCGGCACCGCCACCGCCGTCCCTGGCATCGCCCAGAAGAAGACGGCTGAGGCCTCCATTGAGGGCTACGTCATGCCGTCGGGGACGCGGACCACGGCTCCCGACATCGACGAGATGCTGACCACTAGCGGATGGACGAAGGTGGACCGCAGCGCGACTACGACCACTAGCGGCGCATCCAGCACGGCGCACGTTCTCGACTGCACAAGCGTCTCGGGCTTCGAGAACGGAGACGCGATCATCGTGGAGACCTCCGCCACCTCGGAGCTTTACGAGATGCGGCGGATCGTCAGCATCTATGCGCCGAGCGACCAGATCACCGTCGAGCCACCCTTGACCTTCACCCCCGCCACTGGGGCCAACATCAAGGGTGCCATCGCTTTCAAGCCGAAGGCGACTCGCGACACCAGCGAGGACGCTCTCTGTCTCTGGCTTCTAAATAACAATTCCGCCGATCGCATCGGTGGCTGGACGCCGGGCTCGATGTCCTTCACCCAGGGCGGCGAGGACGCGGCCCGCTTTACCTGCTCCGGGACCGGCCGAAGGCACGACCGCCTCTTTCAGACGCTTCTTGGCGCAGAGCTTGCCACCGGCGGATCCTCCGTGTCGATCACGGTTGATCAGGGCCTCGCCTCCTCCGGTGCGCTGGTCAACACGTACTGGAACTTCAACGACGGGGCGACCACCACCGAGACCGTCAAGCTGACGGCCATCTCCGGGGCGACCTGGACCGTGACCCGGGCTCAGCTCGGAACGTCAGATCCCGGAACCGCCTGGGCCGTAGGCACCAAGGTTCTGCCATATCGCCCGACCGGGACCTATGCAGGGGCTCCGGTCCCGGCCACCTCTGGCCAGATTGCAGCCGCCGCCTACGGGGAAGCGACGGCGATCTCCCTCCAGTGCAACTCCTCCACCCTCGACTGCGGCTTCGGTCTGAACTACCGCGAGGACGAGCATGGCTCGGCCTTCAAGAATGCCGGGTACACGATGGCGCAGCGGGAGGTGACGGCCACCTTGTCGGGCTGGACCCTCTACGAGGCGAACATGGTCATGGAAATGCAGGCCTTCCAGACTACGAACGTCGCCGGGGGCAGCTCGCAGCAAGTCAGCGTGGCTGTCGTGACAGGCGAGGCCGAGGGAAGCATGTTCGGATGGGTCGCCCCGCGGATCCGGATGACCGATGTAAGCCTGGACCGAGGCTCTGACGAGGTCACCCTTGAGCTGACCGGTCGCTGCGAAGGAACGACCTCCGGAGC